GTGTAAACCCTTAAATTCATTCAAATGAATATTTTCGTTAGAGGATGGATCTCCTATACCTCTTCCTGATGCATAAAATAATAAGCCAACCCCACCATTGCCAGATGTTGTAGCTGAACGAGGTGCAAATCCATTATTCCTATTAAATTCCATTTTTTGTTGATTCTCATTCGGCTGACCAGTTAAAAAACTATCATCAATATTAACTGTTAATGGATTTGTAAAGTTTGTTTTAAATGTTTCGCTGATAAGCCCAAATTCGTAGCTACTTACTTGATTTAAGCTTGTAAAATTCCATAGCCATAAATTGTATCTTTCAATAACATTGACAGCATTTTCATAGCTTGTGATTCGATATGATCCATATGAAGTATCGACTCTAAGAATAAGATCGTACAATCCACCAATACTATATGCAGCCCTTGCATTTGTGGAATTTGAGTGGATTAAATCATCAGATAAATACCATGTGTAATTACTAATTGGATCAATTGGACTTCCACCAGAAAGTTCTTCTCCAGCATAAGATCTTCCTGTATTTGGGTTTACTCCAGATGGTATTTCCATATCTACAAATGTATTTATAGATGTTCTTATGATTGGAGTTGTAGTGTATGGGCCATTTGTTGGAAATGCATTTTGAATTAAAAATTGACCAGCCCTTACATTAAAATTTACAATTGCCTCTTCTGGTGCTTGAACTCTTGCATTTATATATTGGGGAAAAACAACTTCGTCATATCCAAAGTCATTTGTAATTGTAAGCTTAACATCATAGATTCCGGGCTTCGTATAAATCTTAGTTATTGTTCCGCCATCAAGATCTTCGACTATAACATTGTCTTGAGTTACCGGACCTTCGGTTGTGCTAATTGTTACGATTGATGGGCCAGTATTATCACCAAAATCCCAAATATAACTGATTGTTCCAGTAGTTCCATCTGTTCCCAATCTAAAGCTCAGATCGGTAAATTCAACAGTAAGGGGAATAAGACCAATTTTTTTATTTGAGGTAAACCATCCTTTTGGAATTAGTGCAATTTTACGCAAATAATTTATTCTTTCTTCCATTGTTCCAACTAATGGTTGATTTGCAATAGCTCCCTTTTTCCCAGTCATATTTTGAACATTTACAATTGCATCTTTTAACATATTGTGATGTTGTGCCATCACATTTTGAGTCACATTTGTAATATCTTTTGGTTTGACAGTATCGGTAAATCCAGACAATAATTCAAGCTGATCAAAAGAAATTACTGTACGACTTCCATAATAAAAAGATATTGCCCTTACATCAGCATCACTGCATTGTTCTGTTAATGTAATAATGCCAGTTGGTGGAAATCTATTTATAATTTCTGCATCACCATATATAGTTATGGTCGTATCCCCAACATTATAATCCCTTCCAAGTTTAACCCTAAGTCCATCATGAACTAGAAATAATGTATCATCTTCATCTATGCTGGTAGGATAATTAGATGTTATTGGAATAGTCATTATTGCACCATAATACTTTCAGATAAGAATGCTCTTTTGCTGGCAGAGTTTTCCAAAATTGTTAACAGTGATGGGGTATAAGTTCCTGGCTTATCATATATGAACTTAATTGAATGTTTATTTGGATTTAATTGTTGATAACTTTGATTTACAACAGGAATTCCACTAACAGTACCATCACCAGAAAATATCCAATATCTTTGAGTGATATCACCATCTGTTTGATCAACAAGTGTGAATTCAGTTGGTTGTATTGACTGTTCTGTGGCTGTTTGCAAAGATATTCCTTGCATTGGAGTTATATAAAAAAAGGTTGTTATTTCTTGTTTACTTACAGTTATATAGTTTCTTTTAGTAGCAATTCCTTGTCCTCCAAGGTTAGAAACAACATTTAATTGAACAGAATAAATTCCTTCGCTTTGATATATATGGATTGGATTTTTTTCTATAGATGTAGTTCCATCTCCAAAATCCCAAAGATGTCTAATTAATGGCCCTGTGCTAAAGTTTTGAAATTTTATTGTTAATGGTGGATTTCCTATAATTTTGTGCGCACGAAATATTGCTTTCGGAGATAAAAATATATTTTCTTGTTTTTTAAGAATACCATTTAATGAAATTTCTGTAGGACTTACATCTGTTCCAAGATCTGTTTCTATATTGAATATTGAATCTCGCAATGCGTTATGATGCTCAGAAATTACTGCATTCCCAACATACGATTTTATAGGCCATACAGTCTGTCTTGATCCTGCGAAGCCACGAACCAGATCTTTAAAAACACCTTTATTTTTTTGTGCATAATAAATTATTTCGTAATTGCCAGATTTATCATTAGGTAGATTTATTCTTATGCACCCTTGACTTGGAAAAAGATCGTTATTTTCTACAATAATGTATTTTCCATTATAAGATAATGACTGCGTAAGATTTGTTTCGGCATTATTTTTAACCTCATAAAGAGTTTCCCTATTATCAATACCTAATGGAAAAACAGATAGATTTCCTATCGCATATCCATTATCGAGTGTTGATATTCTAGTTGCCATTTTTCACCTGTTTTTTTTGTAATTCTTTTTCTGTTTGATTTTTCATTTCTAGCATTTGTTGATGCCTATTGTCTAAATTTTTAATTGTTTGCATTTTAATAGGCACATCATCAGGAAGAGAAAGAACTGTTTCGATTAATTCGGTATCAACATGTGATTGCATAAGCATTTTCAAATTTATTTTCTGTAGTAGCTTTTCTCCCCAATATTCTTTTTGAACATTTATATCATCATAATTTTTCAGTGGCTCAACTTGTTCTAATCCTTTAAATAAAACTACAAAAAATTCAGACTCTTCTTCTATGTATTTCTTCTTTTTTTGTAATATCTGCAAGTTTTTATCTGCAATAAACCTTTTTCTATTTATTTTTTTCAAATGTATTTCAAATCTACGCAATTTTTCAACATTAAAATCTTTAGATTTTTTTTCAAATATACGATTTAACTTATTTATGTCTAAATCGATCAATTCTAAATTATCTTTACTATCTTCTATTTCCATATCTATGGCTTCTAGAGACTCATATCTTGCTTTAATTTCTCGTAAACATTGCCACATTTTGGCCTGTGTGGTTGGCTCTTTGTTTACAATGAAGTATTTCATCTGAAAATAGCTATGTCTTTCAGCTATTTCGTTACTTAGTATACTTTGCATTTCGGACAATAAATTTTCCATTTTTCACCTCTATTTAAAAGAGTAAATTGTAAGCATTGCTTTTATTTTATTTTGAATTATAATCTAATTTTTATTATAGGAGGCGAATGTGATTTTAAAGAATAAGCATTTTTATTTGAGTGGACCAATTGAATTCAACCAAGGAGATTGGAGAGAAAAGCCAAAATCAGTATTGGAAAAAGAATTTGAAATTAATGTATTTGATCCTTATGCAGACCCAAAACAACAATGGAAAGATGAAATTGATAAAGCAAAAAATATATCAGATTATGAAAAAATAGCAAAAATAGCCAAGTCATTCTTTATGAAAGACATGAATATGGTTCAAAAATGTGATGCTTTAATAGCATATTTGCCATATAAAGTTCCAACTATAGGAACACATCATGAAATCATAAAAAACTTTGAATTTAACAAGCCAACACTTTTGATATGTCCAGAAGGAGTTAAGTTTTTACCTATATGGTACTTTGGATTTATACCATTGCAATATATGTTTGGATCTTGGGAAAGTTTGTTTTATTACTTGAAAGAAATAAATTCTGGAGAGAAACATTTAGATGATATTCGTTGGGATTTCATTAGAGGAAAAATTTAGAATTTTGTTCCTACAATCGCCTTAAATCTATATCCAGAACAAACAGCATTATGAGACCAAATTGTCTTTGATTTTTCAAGAGAATTTGATTCTAGAAAACAACCAATATCTTTAAATGCATTCCTGTGCATGAGAATTCCATTAAGTGTACCTTCAACGAAATTTATCTTTCTGTTAACCACAGGGAAAAGTATATCTTTATCGCTTTCTACAAAATGTGAATATTTTTTTTGAATTTTATTTTCAAAAAAAGTACCAGATATAACATAAAGATTCCATTCAGAAGGACAGTTTTCCATACCTTTTGTCAATAATGATGTATATGTGTTTTGTCCTCTAAAACACGCACAAATGTTTTTTATTTCTTTCTCAGAATCTGAATCAATATCATGTCTTGTGACACAAATTATTGAGGCATCTGATTGCTTCATCTTTATGGAAGAAGCGGTTATTTTGACCAATTTAGGGTCATTTTCTGGTGTTATTATTACATAACCATAATTTAAATTTTTATATTCGTACATTTTAATCTTTAAATCAGTAAGATATTAAAATCTATTCTAACAATATCGCTTGAACTTAGAGAATTTGCAAGAGCAAAAGTGCCATTTAAATGATCGGGAGTAAAACGATTCAATTGCCAGCTTGAACTTGGTAAATAACTTGGAGCATAAATATCATATTCGCTATTGATTCTAATGCCATTAATATAAACCCTTAAACTTCCTTCGATATAAGGAGTGTTTACTGATGTTACTAAATAATTTTGATAATCAACAGTTATAGGCTCTAAATCATAATAATGATTATGAGCAAAATCTGTAGATATATTCAAAACTGGCTTTAAAATATATGGTGCTGCTGGACTGGTTGGAGGGGTTAAATCCCAAGCCACAGAATTAGATTGTTCAAGCGAAATAATACCTTCATTTATGGTCACAATCGCACTTGGAGTCTGAACTTGAAACCTAATGTCAGTTGCATTAGATGCAACCAAAGAAAGCTTTGATCTTTCTGCATCAAGCATTCTCACAAAAGATACTGGATTTACAACACTTTCAAGTCCTAGTGTATTATTGATGTAATCTAATTCGGTATTGTCAACTTCTTTAGATGCATCAGTATGTTCGGCAATTGAGTGTAATGCTTCGTCTATAGCTGTTTCTTTGAGGTTGCCATCAGTATCAATTGACTGATCCATCCTATTCGCCATATTACCCTGAGTTCCAGCACCTAAGCGTAATATTCTTGAATGTTTTTCTAATTCGCCATTTATTAGTTCATCTCTTAGTGCCAAGTTATTGATAGGCACATTGTCATATTCCCAATGATATGGTTGTAATGCAGTGTATTGTGGAACAGGTAGTTTTGATAAATCTGGCATAAAATTATATAGGCTTTTTAGCAGACAAATTTTTTAAAGATTTCCACAAGATAACTTGATATCTCCAAGCTTTGATATTTTTTTTGTAATCTTCTTTATGTTTTGTTTTATTTTTCTTATCTTCTTCAAGCCAATGATTCATCTCAATTCTCCTAATTCATATAAATTCAAATCTAAAAATCTTTCCCAAATTAACTTTTTTACTTTTTCGCTTCCAAGCTGGTCATTAGACCATTCGATCATCGCATTCCAAGTTTCTCCATAATTACCCAGTATTTCTTCATCTTTTTCTACATCTTTTAAAAATACATATGCAGCTTCGTTGTTGCCAAGATATATTATTTCAACATTATTGGAATTTTCTTCACTATGATTGACCAAAGCGGCATATCCCATAGGAATTATAAAATATTGACCACAATCAATTTTTCCATCTTTAAGATTGTTAATACTGGCTGCAAATTTATAACAATTAGCATATGTTGTGCATATGTCAGAGGAACTTTGTTTTTCAACTAAGGCTCCAGATATCATTAATTTATCATCTTTGGAAATTTTTTCTTTTGCAAAAAGACCTTTGCCAGCATTTTTCATTTTAGAGTCACTGACATAAAATCTAGTATCACTTTCATGATATAAAAAATTAGAACTCATTGTATGATTCCTTTTTCTATTGAATTTAGAATTTCTTCTAAATTAGTTTTTCTTCCCAAAAAATCTGAAAAACATTCTGAGAAATGATTTAAAATAGACATGATTACAGATTCTTTCATGTCTGGCTTTTGTTCAATTAATTTTTTAGCTCTATTTAAAGACTCTTGATCTAAACCCCAATCAAATACTTCATTGTTTAGAACTAATAAATTAACATCTTTGTTTTTTTCTGTGTCTTTGATTTTTAAAATTTGTAATTTTTTTTCCATTTTTAAATATTATATCCATGTATGTTTTAGACGAATGATAAACGCCAGTTAAATGTGACTTGTATATTCGAAGTTTTGTTGAGATCTGCAAATGTAACCATACTATAAAGATCACCATTTGCCATTTGAAGTGCCATTTCGTTTAACGCAAAACCATTAGCATCATCAAATGTAAGAACTGATGTGAATACAACCTGTGTTTGAATGCTAGGATCAACAGTGCTAATGACTGGCTTGCTTGCTCTTGTAATGCCAAACAATCCATTTCTTTGAGTTTCAACCGCTTTCAAAGTTCCGCCAGATGTTCCACCATCACCAAACAACATTCGGTTGATGTAGTATTCGTAAACATCCGAAACATCATTTGCTAGACTTCTTGCCAATGCCTTACGACCATTGCGAAGAACTGTATTTTTATATTCAAATACCTCTTTCGTTCCATCTTTATACTCAATGATTCGTTGGACTATACCAATAACTTTCACTGGTTCATGTATATTGTTCATAATTTTCCTTTTTCTTCTTTGCCATCTTTATATTCTATTGTAAATTCAATGCTTTCATCTTGATTTAAAGATTCTACAAAATTATCAGGTTTTTTTGTAGACATATAATTTAAAGGAGTAACCACTTCTTCTTCTGTGTAAGTTACTTCTGAACCTCTACGATCTAAAGTTTTAAATGTAGCCTGTGGAAGATCAAATTGCTGTGTTGGAATAGTTATGTCCTCTGTCTTTAAATATCTATATATTGTAAAAGATACAGAAGTTCCACCACCAGAAATAGTTTCCCAATAAGTGTCTGGACCATTTAATGTTATCAAATTTTCATTAATTTCTGCCATGAAATACAATTTATCATTTATATCAATTAAATAATTTTCTTTAAAATGATTGTCCTCTAATGGCACTGCAACCAAATTGTTTGCCCCATTTGCAATTTCTAAAGATAATTCCAAGTTGCTAGAAGCTTGTAATTTTAATCCCTTGTGACTCAGATATCCTATTTGATTGTCCACCAATCTAAAATGCACATCTAATAAAACACCAATCGAATCACCACCAGTGTAATTTTCTATATAAAATTGGTCTACTGTTTCTGGAACAAAACCCATTACTTTATATTCAATTAATGATATTTTTTGATAATTCCCAACTTTAAATACTTTTCTTATGTCTTGTAAATCAATATTCAAAACTTGAGTTCTACCTCTTGATTTAACAGACAAAGCTCCAGAATTACTCGTGAATATAACATTATCATCTTTATCATACGCAGTATAAGATAAACCACTAGAGTTAGATGATGGTAAGGTTGCACTGTCCTGCAATTGTATATTTCCATTTGGTAATATATTTACGATACTATATGCAGTAGGAGAATACAAAGGTATTAGTATTTTCCAAGATCCAGTAGTATACCCTTGATTAACATCCCATAATGATTTAAATGATTTAAAACTATTTTCTATATCGGAAAACTCATAAAAATTATCTTGATAAATATTACAATTTCCAACAGATTCTATAATTGGACATGAAAGATTAAAAGAAAATACTTTTGGGCTTAAGGAAAGCCTTGAAGAAAAATAAGTGTTTGTTTCAGATATTGGTTCAGTTACAGAAATTAATTCTACTGAATTTTTAAATGGGTTCTCAACAAAATATTCACCAGACAAAGAGCCAGTTAAAATATTTAAAATTGTAGAACCATCGTTTCTCATGCCCAAAGCATCAAAGAAAATATCTCCGCAATAAAGAACTATGTTGTCGTTATATGCAACCCCAGAACTAGTGTGTACTGCAACAGAACTTGCTAATTCGTCTCTTAAAACTTTTGCGTCTGTTAATCCTCTTCTCATGGCTCTATTAAAATAGTTTTGAGCCTGTCCACTAATAACAAAATCATTTACAGAATAACTAACAAGAAATTCTACATTTTCTTGAGGAGATTCAATTAATTCTGTGAATCCACCATAAACATTCATAACATTCAACACAGCATGAAAAGGAAGACTTTCTTTCAAAACTTCAGAAGCTTCTATTATTCTATCATCGCTTAGTGATTCTATTTCTAAATCAATATTGTATTTGCTACTCAAGCTACTAAAGCATGGGTCTAAGAAATCTTTGTCTATATCACATGGGTTTTTTGAATTTCTAATCGAACCGTTGTATTCTTCCATGTTGTAAATATTTTCACTGTAAGGAAATTCAGTTCTTACCTTTCCAAATATGACATCATCATGAAATAAACTTCTTGTTGGAAGTACAACATCGAACAAAGGATCTCCTTCTTCGATTAATCGAACATTCCAATTCTTTAAAGGATATTCCTGTTGCCTTTCGTCTCTCAAGTCCGATAATTGTAAGCTTCTAATGTAATCCTCTACAGACTGCTCGCCACCAGACATAATTTCTTTGTATTTATATATAACTCTTATTGCATCTCCAACTTTTAAAGAAATTGGAGATATCGATAGGGATTCTCCAATCCATGTAACAGTAGAAAATCCTTCGGAAAAATCAAATTCAACATAATCAGAACTTAATTCGATCCATTCATCTGAATCTACTGCCCTGTAATATAATTCAAAATTATCTAAATCTAAAGGCAAAGCAATTTTTTCTAAAAACCATGTATTGCTATCACCAGAATAATCAAATATTTCTTGCCAAGTATGATTTGATATGACTTGCCATAATCTTGTGTATTTTATAAACTTTATTCCAGATTGCTCCAATGATTCTTTTAATCCACCAATAGTTCCATTCTTTTTAAATAATGGTATAGCCCTTTTTATTTGCCTTCTCCAAAGATATGGATCATTTGATTTTAACTTTAATGAAAACAAATTTGACAAATATGGTAAAAATGATTCGGTTAAAACATTTGCATCAAATAGATCAATAATTTGATTTGCATAATTTTCCAAAACAGTAAATCCATCAGCAACAGAAAGATTCAATTTTTCTAAAGTCTCTGGAGTTACATCAGATGAACTCATCCTCATTTTGAAAATTTCTGGAGTATACTTTTCAAGGATTGTTTTATACTTCTCTGGTTTGGTAAAGTGACTTGGTATTACAGTATTTATTGATGTATCGCCAGAAATATAGAATTTTTGATGACTCGATAATGAATCTCCAGCAATAATTGGAGTCCAAGTTATACAGATGAAATAATCTCCCTCTCTATAACCATTCGTATCCCAAAGATATGTAAAACTACCATATATGGTATTACCATTGGAATCTTCTGTTTCGTGCTTTATAAGAGCATTATTTTGATCTGTTGATAACCAAGCTGGATATTCTGGACTACCTATAACAAGTACTGGTGTAGCTTCTTTGTAATAAAATGTTTGTTCTAAAGTGGAGCTATCGAGTTCTGCCTTGGCTTTTTTAGCAGCAAAAATATTTGATTCGGTTGGGTTATCACAAGCGATTTTTTCTGCTATATTATAAGCAGCAAATTTTCCCTTGTCATAGAAATTGTCTAAATATTGATTGACAGTAGAATCTATGAAGCTTCTTTCAATAAAATATATTACAACTTTATCTACTTTGTATGGATCTTGAAGAAGACAATTTTTACTATCTGGGCATATAAACTCAAATAGTATTTGATCTGCTATTGTTGGATTTTGATCTATTTTTTTAATGCTCATTTTTTACCTTATTCATATACAAAACCCAAATCTATAATATCAGGCCTTATGATTTCAAAAAATTTAACAGTTATTATAGTAGATGCTTCTGTTGCAATATCCGTATTAAATGTTACATCAACTTTTTTAAGCTCTTTAATATCAGACAATTCTTTTGTTATATCATTATCCTTAAGTGTTTGTCCGTATTCCCAACGATAGATACTAAAGAATGATGAAATCCTATTTGATATTTTAACTCTAATCTCGTCTTCGAACTTTTTATAAAACTTGTCAATTGTAACAGATATATTCACATCTACATTTAATACAACTCCGTCTTTTATACAAATAAAGTCAGTTATCATTTTCTTTGTTTCTAGATAATCATATAGTTCTTTTTTTAATTGATCACTTGCTATTTCTAAACCATCTACATTTTTTTTGGCAAGAACATAAAGATCTATTATATTAGCAGCACAACCATGATTTCTTAAAATAGCTACAGATTTTCCTATTTGCCCTTGATATGGAGTTACAAATTGATCCGTAATAGTCTTATAATCCAATCCAGTTACCGCCCTATTCTGAGTTCTTAAGTAAAAAGGCAGTTTTCTACGGATATCTTCAATTGTATCTCCGTCATATCCATATTGTGCTTTTGTATAATTGTTAAAAAATATTGGAACTTGATAACCTAATCCAGGAACTGTAACAAGTATCGATTGTTGAACAGAATTAGACACCAAATTACCTATTGTTCCTCCTCCAATCCTATATTTTAATCTAATGACAGAACCTAAAGACGGAACCATACCAGCAACGCCATTTCCGAAAATAAAATATGCAGAGTAATTTGAATCATATTCAATTCTGTATTCTTTAAGTGGCTTGCCCTCAGAAAAGAAATCAACTTTATTCCACAAAGAACCATCTATTTCTACGCTTGAAGAATCAAATATCACACCTTGATATCTTGATTGCAATACTTGATTCCTAGAACCAGTTCCAGAAATTGTCTCTTTTCTTGTTTGCCCTTGTAATCCAACTACACTAGCATTTACTAAAGAATTTGCTGGGATTATTATGTCTTCATCGAAAAGAGGATTTCCTTCTGAATCTGCTGCAAACAATTCCATAGTAACAGATTCTCCACCACCATTTACTACAACTTTTTGTGGCGTGACAATTGAAATATCAGTGGTTATTGCATTTGTTAGTGATGCTGTCCAATAACTTTTCGCAGCAATAGGAGGAAGTGGATTGTAACCAACTAATTTACACAATCTAAAAGCATTATCTATTTCAGTAACTGTATCTATAAATATTTCATTTGCTATCTGATCCATTTTAAACGAAAGAGTATCAGCGACAAATGCCCAATTTTCAAGCAACATAATAGCTAAAGATGATTCAACAAAATCTGTGAATTCATTGCCAAATCTTTGTTGCGTAAATTCTACTAATCTTGTTTTCATGCTCCAAAAATCTTGATTAGTATAATTTAAATTAAATACATTTGGTTTTTTAAGGAGTTCCGATACAGCATATGGCTCTATGTTAAAAGGACAATTGTTTATCATTTACGCTCCTAATGGTATTTCTAACTTTAATTCGTTTATTTTTGTGATTTCCATTCTATCAAAGAATGTGATTCTTATAAGAAGTACTTGCTGATTGTTTTTGTCTTCTTCAAATTCGTTTGCACTACTTGAATCTAATTTTGCTTGAATATAAATGTTTTCAATCGCAACTCTTGGTTCCCAAGTTTGTAAAGACAAAGCAATCATATCCTTTGCCTTTCTTACAATAATTGGATCGCTTGGATCAAAAAACAACTTTCTTAATGGAGTTCCATATTCTGGTAACATAACTCTTTCTCTTGGATTCGTTAAAAGCAAAATAAGCAAATCTGCTTTAATTAAATCTACATTATTCTCAATATAAAAAAATCCTTTAGGATTTTTTGTGATTGGATATGGAATGCCTTTAAAATCTCTTGATATTGCCATTTTTATTCACTTTTTATTGTTTACACTTCTTTTTAGCAAAAGGAAGCAACTGGAATATACTTACACATGGGTCAGTCTTTTTGCAAGTTCCCATTACCCTAGTACTTGCTTTAATTGCTCCGCTAGAAGTATCATACATTAATATTAATCCAATATTCGGTGCTGGTTTTCCATCAGCACCTGTCGCATCTTTACCTGCCAATAACAAAATATTGTCTTCTGCTATAAATAAATGCGACTTTTCAGTTATATTTACATAGTAACTTTTAGTATATACAAGTTTAAACTTGCTTATAATTTCAATTTTATTTGATTTGGGAGAAGATTCTCCTATGTCTCCAATTATCTCGATTTTATTGTCTGTAGTTAGAATTATATAGTTACCAGCAACCCTTAAAAGAACTAATCCTGCACCACTAGGAGATTCCTGATATCTATGAATATGAGGACCTCTTGAATTGTCATAATGAGGACAATAAATTTGAATGCTTTGATTTTGTGTCTCTAATTGAGAATTATCATCTCTCATCAAAAATTCTAAACCATAACCAGACCTAATCTTTACATAAGCCTTTTTAGCAAATGGTGTTGGAACCCCACCCTCTCTTCTATTTGGCCCACATTGTTCATTCGTATAATCAATCATTTCAAAACGATGAGTGCTGGTTGATTCCATCGTAATTCCACGCTTTTCTCCAGCCACACATTTAGTTTCATCATGATCATTTAATTCGATTCTGTTTCCATGAGCAGATAAAAGTTTTATTGCATTATATTCACTTCTTACATTTGGAGTTCCTTCCTTCTCCAAATCACTCATTTCAATCATATGACCTGTGGCAGATTTCATATACATTCTGCCATCAAAGTGATCTGTACATCCAAAATCAAATGGCTTCATGCCCCTTTCCCACTCTGGTTTTCCAGTTGGATCTTCTACCGAATCATCCATCACTATAGTATGACCAGCAACAGACATTAATTGTATTCCAGATTGTGGCAAATCACATTTATTGTTTTGAGGTGTGCCTGTTCCTTTATATGGGCGACATTCATTTTGATTTTTGAAATAAGCATTTGCACCAACTTGCTTATTATAATATTTAGATTTTGGATGACCTGTACTTGGATGACCACCAATGATTTTGTCACCACATACAGGAATTTCTTTTGCTCCTGTTATAATTGGAGCAATATTATCAGCCTTTGCAGATTGTTCTGACAAAGCTATAGCTTGTTGCGATAAAGGTTTTGTGTCTTTGTTGAATTGTGCATCTGTGGCTATAATTCCCCTATCTATTCCCAATTGTCGTGCTAAATCTGGATATGGTTGTTCTGGAACGCCCTCAACACAACTAACATCGGCATCTTTTACTCCGCATTCTGGATGAGACCATTGACCAGCATAATGAAGATGATCATCTTTCATCATGAGCCAATTTCCAGTACTACTCATCAACTCTAATCTTTTCCACTTTCGATTACATTTTGGATCACCATCTACCATTTTCAACATATGTTTTTCTGGAGTTTTAAATCCATAAATGTTTGGATATGTGATAAGCTTTTGAGCTTCTGGTTTATCTGCAAAGTCTTGAACTGAGGTTAGATCAAAACCATTGTAACTTTCTGTATTCCAAGGAGGCAACACTTGCGATTCATCATTTGGGCCTACCAAATAACCTTTTCTATGCCCTTCTGAAACTTTATAATACTCTTCCATGAGTTGTTCGCAACCCCATGTATGCTGCCCTTGTGGGCCTCTATTTCTGTACCAAATTGTTCCTATGTAATACGCAGCAGATCTATGGCCATTTTCAAAAACTATAGCAACAAATGACCCAGCGGGAGGAACCCAACTTAATCCAGAATCATCAAATCCTCCCATCGCAGATATTGGATTTGCCCATGGTAATTCTTTTGTTCTTGCTTCTGGATGATGTAGAATTGGACTGAAAAATCTAACTCTGTTTTGCTTCCATATGTCTATGGTTTCTATGACCAATCCAATATGCATTCCAAAAATCATATCTTTTGTGTCTGGAAATCTATTTCTTTGTTCCGATCTTCCTATTGCCATCTTTGTAAAGTCGGGATCTCCAATTTGACTTTCCAAAGCTTGTAATTTTCTTTCTAATAAATCAATTTTTTCTTGTAAACCCATAAAACATCCTTATAAAAAAGCACTTTCCCCAATAAAATCACCAGTTCCCTGACCATCTGGCTTATAACCACTATCATTATTTCCAAGTGGATCATTATTCGAAAGCTCTGCATTTCCTGCTGGAAGTGTGACTTTTAATTTTGTAACATATTTTCCCGCTTCGATTTGATGATCTGCACTTTGTACCATCCACATTTTATTAGATAAAACTGGATTTAATGGGGGTTTTGCCAACCATACACATTCGCCAGATCCACCAGTAATGGCAAATGGACTTACTACCGCTATAGAAACATATCTTCCTTTGAAGGAAGCAAGAGTATGCCAGCTTGGATCGCCAATTATTGTTAATTCGGCCTCGATGGTTTTTCTTAATTCAAGACCTTTGTTTGCCATGGTATGAGCAGCATTAGCTTCCTCAGCATTGGCTGCACGAACTTCTGGTGGTATTGTATTTGCTTCGACAGGTATTGATATAGTATTACCAGAACCGCTTGGCTCAATATCTCCTATTTTTGGGTCTGTTTTTGCTTTTATCATATTTCCACTTGAAGATCCACCCGAACCACCACCACCACCACCAGCATCCAAGACCCATTCTATATCTGGAGAAAATGATAATACATTAGAGCAATTTCCACCATTTACTATGTAGCTTGCTGCGATATTATTACATCCACAATTTTCATCTTTTCCAGTACAGGCATCATCTTCTTGTATGATTAATTTTACATTTTCTGGGTCATACTTGAAATAAACGCCTAATCCTTTTGCTGTTTTAACAACATTTACCCAATTTCTTATTGTGGAAAGCAACGGAAGTTCATTAGCTTGCCATCCTGATTTTGGTCCTTTTCCTTCTTTTTCTTCGCTCAATTCAAATTCAAGGTCGCCACCATCAGCACCCCTAAATTCAACATCAATAACTGGGTCATTGTTGTCACAAAGCTGTTTTATTGCTTGCTTCAAGGGAATAAGATCATCTTCACTCCCCTCACTTTTTTCTACTCTTCTGCTAAAGCTTCTGAACAACAAATCAGTACATGTTAATTTTATTTTCGTCACACCAGAATCAATATTTGTACTTATCTTTGTTGGTAAAATTGGGATTCTCGGAGATTCAGGTCCGTTTAAAGTTGATCCAGATCCACAAACTTTTCTAATCCATCCAAATTTAAACCAACAGTCTTTTATGTCTTCAGGAGCTTCTGCAATTGATTTATTTATTACATCTAAAAGCTCTTTATAACCAGTCGCACCCTCTGCAATAAGTTCAAATTCACAATTTATTCCACCCTGACCTTGAGCAAGACCATATTGCATGGACTTTAATGCAACTTTATGGGGATCTCTATCATATGATTCATTTCCGCATTTAAATAACATGCCTTTTAAACTCAATTCAAAAAAAGGAGCATATATGTGTCCAGACATTGGTTTTTCTGGTGGTACGCAGAGATATTTAGTCGCTTCACTTCCTACAGTACAAGCCATATCACCTCATTAGAAAATTGAATTTGGTATGTATATGCTAATACCAGATTTGAAATCATATATGTCTTTTATGTTATTTGCTTCCATAATTTTCCACCAAAATATGGTTGTTCCATAGAAATCAGCAGATACTAAATCTGGTCTATATTCATATGATTTATTTATTACTGTGTATTTGTCTTGACTACTTGATTCTATGTTACTTTTTTTATATGTTGGAAATGTTATGTACTTTTGCTCACCATAGTAAATTACATCTGAGTCGTAATACCTACTTCCAGAAGGAACAAATTTTCTAGCTTGTATTTTTGTATATTCTATATTGTTTGCCATTATTCTGTCTCTCCCATTACAACATCACTTGCGTATGGTAATTTGTCAGATTTATATACAGCTTCAAAAGTCAAAGAAACATCTAATTTATAAGGTATTCCAGTATCTTCATCCCATGGAACGCCTGGATCAAATTTAACATTATAACTTTTTAAAACTACGCACAAATCGTTTTTCTCCAATAGATCAAAACATTTTATTTTCATTATTGGAGGAGGAGAATAAAAACCACCAGTTCCTTTTTCTGGATAGACATGAGCTTCTAGCCATCTTAATGTATCTAAAATGGCTTGGGCAGATTGATTTCCACTTTCTTCTTGTACAAACATATGTAAATCTACATTTATAGATCTGTTTTCAGAATAGGCATAGTTTTTAAATGGTGCGGTTCTTCCTATTGCTGATTCATCTGTATAATTTGCTGATTTAGCATCACTTATATCTGGAATATTATCAAGAATTAATTTACTGGCCTCACCCATTGAATACAATGCTCCTGCTGATGGTAAATCGCTTTCTATATAGCAGTTTTCTATTGGTTGTAAATTGCCACCTTTAAGTGTTGACTTCATGTTATCCTTTTATTTTAGATAGTACCAGACCCAATGTTGCCAACTTGTTTATTGGCTCCTTGGAAGAACCCACCATAAGGCCATTTTGGATTATTCAAAGGCTTATTTCCTACTTTTTTATTCGATGTATCTGGTTGTGGGCCTGTTCCCGTCTGTGTCACATTACTTGACTTTCCCATCGCTGCAACTAACTTAGTAAGAAGCTCTACCATTTGTTGATTTAAAACAGTTTGCTCATGACTTTCTTTTGCTATATTGGCAAGTTCTGGAGAAGATACAACAGATGAAGATGGTTCGGATGTTGTTTTATCCTTCTTTACCTTATCTTCAGTTGATTCGGCCATAGGAGGAACAACAGATACGCTTGCTGCTGGTTTGGCTTCGCTCGTAGCAAAAGAACCGCCACTGCCACTATAAGTAGTATCTTTTGCACCTACAGAATTTACATTTTTTATAAGTTCACTCATCTTGCCAAAATCAACACTCTTGAAGTCCATGGTTCCAGACAAACCAGACATTGCTTTTTGAATTGATTCCATTACTTGCGTAATCAACTGTATTCTCAACAAAGCTTCGGTCAACTCTGTTGTGTTGGGAAGATTATTCATAATTGGATTTATAATGCCATTATTTAAAAATACAGTTATGCTATTCCACCAACCCTTAAACAATTCTGCTTGGCTATCAATTGTTTGCACTGGTGCTTTTCCAAAAGGCATCTTACTCAACAAAGGACTTATTTTTTCTGAGAAAGCTGTCAAAGTATTACCTACTTCAGAAATTATACTTGATGTAAATATTATCTTTTTATTTGTATCTTCTAAAACTGAAGTGGAAGGAAGATTATTTATAATAGGATTTATTATCCCTTCAGTTAGAAGTCCAGTTATGCTATTCCACCAGCCTTTAAACAGTTCTGCTTGTCTATCAATTGTTTCTATTGGTGATTCTGAAACCCATCCACGACTTAATAGAGGTGTTAGATTTTGCGAAAATTTATCACAAACATTTTTTACACCAACTATTGAATCTGCAACTAATCCCAATCTTTTATTTACTTCTTCAAGCATTACAGAATCTGGCATTTCCTTAATTGGATTTATAATGCCATCTATAATGGCATGAGCAATTCCATAAAACCATGATCCAACCGTTACTGCTGCACTTAAAAGTGAAGGATCAAAAGATGGAGATGATATTAGTTCGTAAATTGCAACTGAGAATTTGGCAATGAATTTAGGAACTTCCTTCATTGCAATAGCTATTTGATCTATGGCCAAATATGCCATTTCAATTTCTTCTTTTGTAATCATTCCTTCGAATATAGGATTTATAATTCCATTTCTCATGAATGTAGCAACAGTATAAAACCAAGAAGAGAACAATTCAACATTTGAAGCTAGTACGGCTATTGGAGAATCTTTGAAACACTTATCTGGTGTCATTAATCCAAAAGATTTAGACAAATTGCTTATGATCGTTGGTATCAAATTTATAATTGTATTCATAGCAGACAAAGTTGTAGCTGCTTGTCTAATTGTTTTAACATCAGGAAGTTCAGTTATTATTGGTTTAACTATTCCATCTCTCATAAATATTGCAACTTGAGTAAGATATCTAGTAAACTCATCTTTTGCTGCCATGATTTTAGGCAATGGAGCTTCTTTCAATAAATCTTGACTTTCAACCAATGGAATTAAACCATTAGCAGTTCCATTTATAACTTGTGGCAGAGTTCTTATAATGTTATTCATTGCACTTAATATCGTTGATGCATTTCTAATTGCCTTTATGTCCTGTAATTCTGTTACTATAGGACTAACAACGCCATCTCTTAAAAATGCTGCGACTTGTCTAAAATAACTTCCAAACCTTTCTTTATTCTTCATAATTATACCGATAGAAGAATCATCAAAATCTCCTTCTTCTCCCAGTAAATCTATAGATGTAACCATTCCTTTTATTACTTTTGGTATAGAAGTCAGTATTATTTCCAAACTCCTCATAATGGTTGCAGCTTCAGTTATTTTCTTTGGAGGAGTATCTGCAAAAACTTCTCTTATTTTGTTTACTATTCCATCACGAATAAATTCAGAAATAGATTTGAAATAACTTCCAAATACTTCTTTATTCTTATCTATTTTTGGTATCGGAGCTTCGCCAAAAAAATCAGATCCTGCGAACAACATATTTATAGCTGTTCCAAGATTTGTCAAAACAGGAGGAACAGAAGAAATTGTTTTTGCCAATGCAATCATAATTGTACTAGCTTTAACTATATCTTTTTCATCACCAAATACATTATTTATTGGTTCTACAATGCCAGTTCTTACAAATGCAGCTATAGCAGCAAAATAAGTGGCAAATAATTCTTTATTTTGATATATCTTTTTCATAGGTGATATTTCCCAAGGAGCTTTAGTCTCCAAGAATTGCATCACAGTTCCAAGACTTGTCAATACTCCAGCAGTTCCTCTCAATGCACCAGAAATTAAACATGCTTGTTGAGCAGCTTGTTTTAGTTCTTCTGGATTACCCGCCTTCTTAGCACCACCAACAATTCCAACATTTATAAATTCTGCTATAGAACCAAACCATTCAGCAAATTGATCTTTATATTTTACTATTTTACCCAAATCCATTCCTTCTTTAAAGAAGCCGGGATCCATGGTCTGCATCACAACGCCTAAATTCTTTAATACTATTCCTGTTTGCGTAATAATGACTGCCATAGCAGCTAATTTTCTAGCAGCATCAGATAAAGACTTTGGATCTCCTATTTTTTCAGATACTGGATTTACAATACCTTCCATAATAAAGGTTGCAATACTTCCAAAAAACTCTTTAAGAGTCTTCATGGAAGCTTCAATGTTTTGTGCCATAGTCTTCTGGTTGCCAACTACATCTGCACTTGTCAAAGGAAGAATAACTGTTTTCATTTGTGTAAGAACTGGTCCGACATATTGAATGATGCTCGCCATATTTTTTAATTTATTTGAGGCATCTCTCAATTCACTTCCTTTCTTGAATTTTTCTCTTACCTCATCCACAATACCAGTCTTTATGAAGTCTGCTAATTTGCCAAAGAAACCTTTGAAGCTATTTTGCGATTCTTCAAGTCTTGAAATCATTGATGCACCACCAACTATCTTTACATCAGTAAGTGGCATAATTTGTTTCGTCATTATATCAACAACTTTAACTACTTCTTGAACCAATTTGCCAATATTTGTCATAACGATTACAAGTTTTGCTGATTGTTTAACACTAGTTTTACCTTCTAAATCTTTAGCTATAGTTACCAATTCATTCATAAAACCAATCAAAGGTGGTTTAAGCTTTGAAAATGAAGTTGTAGCTTGTGATATAGATTTAACTTCTTTTTCTGATGATTTTATATCGCCAAATGAAATTAATTTATCTTTAGTCTTTTTTATATCATCTGCAACCTGACCAGTAGCGGTAAATATAGAAGCTATACCTTTTCCCATACTTACAGCTTGACTTGGATTTATTATTGTTCCAATCGCTTTGGAAAATTCAACAATTACTGAAACAAATGTTTTTATTGGTTCTATTAATTTTTTAAGTGCTTCTGCTCCATTTTTCATTTTCTCGCTGACATTTTTTCCCCATCCGCCCCATGTTGTATCTTTTACATCTTTAAGTCTATCTCTAGATTTTAAAATCTCATCTGTTACAGAACCACAAGCTCCAAGAATTTCAGCAGCACCTTTACCCATTTGTATGGCTTTGCTTGGTTCTACCATAGTTCCTATTTTCTTAGAGAAATCAACAACTATTTTTATAAATCCATATACTGGTCCCATTAATTGAGACAATGCTTTTGTTCCATTTATCATCTGTTCGCTAACAGATTTTCCTAAGCCCCAATAAGACTTAGAATTATCAATATTTTTAAGCTTATCTCTAGTTTTCATTATCTCTTCAGTAACAGAACCACTAGCTCCCAAAACCGCAGCTACACCTTTACCCATTTCTGCTGCCTTTTTAGGTTCGACAATAGTTCCGATTTGTTTGGAGAATTCAACTATAAGACCAACATATTCAACTGTTGGTTCCATCATTTTTCTCAAAGCACGATTTCCCTCTTCCATTCTCTTGCTTACTCTCGAACCAAGGAACCAATACTTTTCAGAGTCCTCAATTTTTATAAGCTTATCTTTTATTTTCATTATCTCGTCTGAAACAGATCCACAAGCAGATAAAATCTCAGCAACATCTCTTCCCATTTGAACTGCTTTTTTGGGATCTACCAAAGACCCAATTCTTTTTGCAAAGTTAACAACTGTTAATACAAAATTAACAACTGGACTCATCATTTTTTCCAAAGCAAATACACCAGCCCACATTGCCTCTGGAATATTATAACTCCAAACCCAGAATCCTCCATAAAGAGGTATATTTACAAGCCTATCTTTGGCTTTCATTATTTCATCTGTAACAACTCCACAACTAGCAAGAACTTCTCCAACATCTCTTCCCATTTCTGCTGCTTTTTTAGGATCTATTAAAGAACCAATTATTTTTGCAAAATCAACAACTGTGTATATAAAATAAATAACTGGACTCATCATATCTTCCAAAGCAAATATGCCAGCATTCATTGCCTTTGGAATATTATAACTCCAACCCCAAAATCCACCATAAAGAGGTATATTTAAAAGCTTATCTTTTGCTTTCATTATTTCATCTGTAACAATTCCACAAGCCCCAAGTATATCTGCAATTCCTTGACCCATTTCCTTTGCCGAAGATGGATCTATTATTGAAGAAAGAACTTTGTGGAAATTAGCTATTGCTTCTGCATATAAGTAAATGGGTTTCATTAAAAACTTTAATGCCCAATATCCCAATAATAAAAGAGGAGAAAGAAGAACGGCAGCAATAGCCATAAAGCCTAAAACTGAAAGTGCTGCTGCTGCCGAAATAATACTAAGTGATATTCTTGCTGTTGCAAATAATATTCCATCAACCGCTTCGACAATTTTATCTGCTTCTGCCTTATCAAATCCATCTGTTAATTCCGCTGACATGGCTAAAATTGCATTTCCAAGTGTTAGAACTGCTGGAGTTAATGCCAATAATGCCACACCGCCCAATACCATAAGACCTATCAATACTGGTATTCCCCACCCAAAACCAGCAATTAATGTTCCCAATGATGCTAAACCCCATGCGGCAGCTAATACACCAGCAGATATTGTTGCTGCACTAAGCAATACAGCACCTACTGTTTCTCCAATTTCTATAGCCTTATCATAAGACAAACCAAATCCACCTATGATTCCATCTGACATAGATAAAATTGCCGATGCCAACAAAAGAACGGCTGGTGTTAGTACCAATAATGCTACTGCACCCTTTAATATGAAACCTATGTTTGCCCATATCATTGGAACCATCATACCTAAGCCAGCAAGACCATACATTGCACCTATAACTGCACCAGCTATAAATGCTGTGCTAAGTAACACGGCAGCAACAGTAAGTCCTGTATCCATGGCTTTTTTGGAATCTAAATCGAATCCACCAAGTATTAATTGACTCATTTCTAATATTGCAGCACCTAATAGTAAAACTGCTGGTGTTAGTACCAATAATGCTGCTGCACCCATTAATATTAACCCTATGTTTGCCCATATCATTGGAACCATTAGACCTAAGCCAGCAAGACCATACATTGCACCTATAATTGCACCAGCTATAAATGCAACACTAAGCAATATTGCAGCAACAGTAAGTCCTGTTTCCATAGCTGTTTTAGAATCCAGATTAAACGCACCAAGTATTGCTTGACTCATTTGTAATACTACTGAACCTAATAATAAAATTACAGGAGTGACAAATAGTAGTGCTGCTGCTCCTAGTAACATATTAGGAATAAATTTAGCGGATTCTTTTACAAAATCGCCTAAAACTTTCAATCCTTTCATGGCTCCATATATGCCAAAAGCAATAGCGGTAACAGCAGCAGCTATGGCAGCAATTGTTGCAGCGGTTTCACCAATAGTTGATGGATCTAAATTAAAAGCAGATAATATAAGTTGCGACAACTTTATAATGGTGGCACCAAGTAAAACCATAGCTGGGCCAACTACCATCAAAACAGCAATTGGTTTTATAATGTCTTTATACTTAAAGTTCTCAATAAAATCGTTTACTTCTGGTCCTTGTATTTGTTTTACAAATTCCATTCCAGCAATAGTAATTGCAGTTGCTGCTACACCTAATGCTGCTACTATTGCTGCTGTTTCGGTAATGGTTGCAAGATTTAAATTTAATTTAGATGTAATGAGTTGTGCCAATGCAATAATCACAGCACCAAATAAAACCATTGCTGGGCCAAGAAGAGCAATTACTTTTGCAGCCTTAAATAATTTTTTCCAACTGAATTCATCTACAAATTTTTGAGTATCATCACTTTGAAGTTGTTCTGCTAATTCCATTGCTCCTATAGAAATAGCTGCTGCTGCTGCTCCTACGGCAGCTATTATTGCAGCAGTTTCTGTCACCTTGCCCAAATCAAGATTTAATTTAGATACTAGCTTACTTCCTATGAACATAATTCCGAATCCCAATATCAATAGACCACCTGCTAGTGCTGCTATGATTCCACCTAATTTTGCTAGGTCTTTGGGATTTATTCCTTCTACTTGTTTCAATAATTTTTGAATTATATTGTCTTCTGTTTCTGGAGTTTCTACCTTGATTGTCTTTTTTTCTTCTTTAACTATTTGCTTTTCTTGTTTTTGTAACCATTTCTCATGTTTTATTTCTGATTTTATTTTTTTGTCATATCCTTTTTTCAATTTTGGATCAATGCCTAAATCCATGGTTTGTTTTTTTACCATTAGGCCTTTACCAACTTCTTCCATTTTATTTTCTGGTATCGCCTTTCCACCTTTTGCAACTCTATCATCAGACATTTTTCTAGCTTCGATCATGGCCTCTTTTAATTTATCACCATCTGAGCTTGGCTGTATTCCACTTTTAATTGCCTTCATCTGATCTTCTGTCATTCCACCACGAAGTGCTTCTGTTGGAGCTTTAACTACTGCTCCTTCTCTTTCTGCTCTTTTTGCCAGTAACTTTTCTTTTAATGCTTGGTTTTTCAACATCTGATCAGCCTTATCGGTTGTCGCTTCAGATGTACTTCCTGATATTACTGGTTTTAAATTAGTTGGATCAACTGTTGGTTTGGGTGCAAATTGTTTCAACATCTCATCGGCTTGAGAAGTTTGTACCTCAGATGTTTTTGCAATTAATTTTTCTAGATGAGTATCATGTGTGAAAATAGTAGAATTGGTAGTAGCAGCATCAGTAAATTTCTTTATTGATTCCGCAGTAAGGTGTGCTTCACGAGCAGTATCTTCTTGTGCCTTTTGCATCTCTTTGCTAACAGTCATCTGAATTGGATCAACTACTGGCTTGGCTTGTGTCAATGCATCACCAGCCGCTTTCATTTTGTCTGCTTTTTGTTTGTTTTGAATTTTCTTTTCTTCAAGCATGCTTTCCATATCCCAATTATTGCCATCTAATCTTTTGGCAGTTGCAATTTTTTCTTCAGAGGTTTGACTGAAACTTGCTGGTTTAGCTTGTGTCAATGCAACCGTTGGATCAACTTTTGGTTTAACTTGTGTCAATGTAGCCGTTGGATCAACTTTTGGTTTAGGTAAAATTTGTTCCAACATTTTATTAGCTTTAGAAGTTTGTATCTCAGATGATTTTCCAATTATTGCTTCTGTGCTAGATGCAGTTTTCTCAAATTTATCTTCCATAACATCAAAAGCTTTGGATGAAGCCCCAGTAACTTTTGACATAAATGATCCAATTATTTTTGTGGAAGATCCTCCAATCGTTGCAAGAAAAGCTTTAATTGGTGCTGCAAAACTACCAGCGAATTTGTCTAAAAATGAATTAATCATGTCTGAGATCATATTCGAATTATCTACAATTGGTTCTTCTGCTGGAGGAGTAATACTAGATGCACTTAATTTTGTCGTGTCCATTGCACTAGCTTTTGGAGGAACAATGCTAGATGCACTTAATTTGTTCACATCCATTGCACTGGCTTTTGGAGGAGGAACAATACTAGATGCACTTAATTTTTTTATGTCCATCGCACTAGATTCTGCTGGTTTGACTTGTTTCAATGCAGCCGTTGCATCTGTTTTTACTGCTTCTGGTTTGGCTCCAAGTTTCTTCAACATTTCATTGGCTTGAGAAGTTTGTATCTCAGATGTTTTTGCAATTACCTTTTCAGTATTGGATGAACTTTGGCTTAATTTTGCCATCATTGGATCGACTGTTGGTTTGGCTGCAAAATGTTTCAACATTTCATTGGCTATTTTTTCCATATGAATGTCATGAGTATAGATCGAACCAGGCGTAGTGGCTTCGTCTGTAAGTTTTCCTGATGATTTGCCAACCAATTCAACCCCCATCTGCGTAGCTTCGTTGGCTTTTACTTGTGATCGCATCATGGCATCTCTACCAACATTGCCTTTCTCGACTTCATCCATATAGGCTGTATATTGATTTTTCCATTTCAATGCCTCTTTTCTGTCTTCGTTGATCCCATTATTCCAATCTTCCCATTTAATGCTCCAATATTTCCAAGTTTGGTATGCACTTGAAAACATAGTTCCAAGAACAATAAGTGGAACTAAAATTGAACCAAGAGCAGAATTGAATATGGAACTTAAACCAGAATTAGATAAATTTCTAAGTGTATCATTAATTTCTTTTAATGATTGTGCAGCAGCAGTTGCTGGATCTAATTGTGATTTCGCAGCAGTTGAAGCCTCTTGTTCTGCTTTATTTATTTGTGCCGTTAATTCTCTGAAAGCAACTGGATCTTTTAATGCCTTTTCAATTGAAGATGCATCTATTTTTAATTCTTTTTTACCAGTATCTTTAAGTTGTTTGTTTACACTCGACAATGCATTTGTTATTGCTCCTCTAGCCACATCCGTTTCATTTGTCCAAGCTATTCCCAAGGCATTTAGATCTTCTTCAAATTCTCCTCTTTTTTTACTAAACTTACCAAGGGCTTCTCCCATGTTCTTGGCGGATGAAGCGGCTTTGTCTATAGATGTTAAAACTTCCATGGATTTAGAAAGTTTTAATTTTCTTTCTTCTTCTGCAATACCTGCTTTTTCTTCTAAAGTTATATTTGTTTTTTTCTTTGAGTTTAAATCTCTAAGCCTATCTGAAAGAGTTTTACTTGATGCATCTATTGCTTCGAATTGACTAATCAATTGGCCAGACTCAATTCCCATTGATGATTCCAAAGCAAGATTTATTTGCATTTTTCTTTCATCACTCAATCCTTCTAAGCTTGCTCGCATTTCTTCTGCACTATCACCAGCAATTCCAAATTGATTTGCAATACTCTTAATACCATCCGACATTCCTTTTATACTTTTCTTATTTTTTAGAATACTTCCTCTCAACAATTCAGATTGCAGACCTGCTCTTCCAGCAGCAATTGCAAGTAAGCTGAACATTTTGCTATCTGCTGCAAGAAGTTTATTTGTGCTTGAAAGAGCTTCAATTATGCCATCGCCTTCAACCCCTACCTTTTTGAAGTTGGCTTGTAATTCTATGATATTTTTATAAGCACCTGTTGTAAGAGTTCCAGCATTACGCATGATATTTGCAAATTTTGCACTTGATTTTACAACATCGGTTAATGATGATCCAGTCAATCCTGTATATCTGGCTACATCTCGCATTCCTCTTCCCATATCACTAATTTGATTATTATTCATTTTCATATGCATAAACATATTTTGAAAATCATCACTTAATGCTCCAGCTTCCATGTTTAATTGTTTTTCTGTGTTTAATTGACTTACAGTTAATTTGTTCGCAGCTTTAGCATCTTTTATTCCAATTTTAAGAGTTTTTAAATATTCTTTAGAAAACTCATCTCGATCAGCACCTGTTAATTGAACTGTTTTTCCCAAATTTTCAAAAGATCGATTTAATCCATAGCTATTTTTAGTCGCACCTTCAATTTCATAAGATATGGCTCTTGTGTCTTGAATTACTTGTCTTTCTTTTTTTATAACTCCGTCAAACATTACCTTCAAAGGTTCTTCTATTCCTATAAGACTACTGCTAAACTCTTGCATAGAATCACTTACTAGCTTTGCCCTCAGTACTAAAAATTTTCTATTTGCTTTTCGAAGTTCTTCATCAGCCTTTTCTTTTCTAGCTTGAACTTGTGCTTCTATTTTTCCAGCTTCAAAGGCATCTTTAGCTTTTGTTGGGCAATCACCTCCTGTGTCTGCTGGTGCTGCTGGCGGTGCTGGCGGTGCTGGCGGTGTGATAGTTTCGTGTTTTACAACTACACTAAAATGTTTTGCGATAGCATCTAAAGTATTTGCTATAGCGGCTAACAGAATTCCCGCTTTCGTATCATGAGTGTAAATCGAACCTTTTTTCAAACCAGCTTGCGTAAACTTTTCCATCAAAGATGTAACTTTTTCTTCTTTAGGAGATTTCTTTTCTTCTTTATCTGATTTTTTTTCTTTTTTATCATTTAAAACCTTAATCATTTCATTAAGGTATTTTTTTTGTTCATCTACATCTTTTTCAAAACTGTTTGAAAACTTTTGAAATAATTCAGTTATTTTATCTATAGCTGGATCTTTTGAAGTGGTCTTGCCAACTGGTTTTGCTGCTCCGACAGGTTTATTTAAGCCTTCTTTCAATAGGCCTTTGATTTCGCTTAATGTTAAATTAGCAATACTTTGCCCTTGTATAAACCGACCTAAACTATCAGATACATCAGCCATCAATTACCTTATTTTTAGAAATATATTTTAATAGACTGTTACTTACTTTATTTATGTGATTTTCTACAAATTATGTTGCAGATGCAGCAGGATTTGTCATCCTTGATATTTGTTCTCGCACAGATTGTCTTATAGCTTCAACTTCTGATGGGCTAATCGCCCTTACTGATGCAAGAACATTTAAAAGAAATGCACAATCTAAAACTTTTATTTGTCTTATACCATTACGCTTATATTGCCTAAAAGCCTTAATCAATCCTATATATTCCCCCTGCTTTAAAGTATTGTAAGAAAAACCAGTATTATTACAGTTTGGTTGTAAAAGCTTTTTAATGTCATTAAAAGTAAGATAATGTAGATTTACGCCACGAACATCCATTCTTCCTTTTGTTGGAAAACCAATATCTGTAATTAAAACTAATGGGTAAGGATCATGATTTGGCTTATGAAATGTATAATTAAATGTAACAAGACTGCCTTTTTGGACAATCTGATTCATTCTAACCATGGATGGACCATACTGATTTGCAGTTATAGCTTTTCCATAAATACCTTTTCCATAAGCACTTGCGTCTAATTGTGCTGGTTTAAATAAATTTGCAACCATTTTATTATTTATGTCTTACTTACGCAAAAATTGTAATATAGTTAAATAGAAGTTTTGATATTCATAAACAAAGGAGAATAACATGGGTGGTTTATTAGGAGTTTGGAATTGGGTTACTGGAAAAAAGAAGTGTGACAAATGCGGATCGTATGACACTCAACAAGTTGAGAAGAAATTACTTGAATCGGAACAGAGATGGGAAACTGATTTTGCTTATGTAGATTTTAAAAATCACACAAGACCTCAAGCTGTATTTACTCGTTCCTATTATGGCATAGTTAGCAAATGTAATGATTGTGAAGATTTATTTTACGATGTTGATTTTGTAAAAAGAAGAGCATAATTTTATACATATGATCAAAGGAGAATTCATGGCAAAGAAAATACCAAGCATAGCATTACAAAAAGGGCCAGATTTATTTTACCCTGGCTCAAGAACTCAAATGACTCATCGTGGAGTTGGTTCTCAAACATTTATTTATACCAAGTATGCCGACCCCAAAGGCAAAAGAATATTTGTAGCACCAGCTAGTGTTTCGCATGTGAGTTTGATTGAGAAAAATCCTGATATATTAAAGGCTTTATTTGGCCCTAAACTTGATACTGTGATGCCAGAAATTACAGAAAAAATTAATGGCAAAGTCACACTTGATGGTTATGCGATCAGATCAAAAACCATAGATGATAATGTTTATGGAAGAACTGGATACTACCAAGGTCACAAAGTTATTATGTTCTGGTATGTTAAAAACTGGGCCATGGCTTTAGAGGCATTAGATCAACTTGATGTTTCTGATGACGATATTATCACTGTTGGAACTAGCGAAGTTGGTTCGGTTGCAAGTGTTAAAAAAAAGCACTTTAAAAAACAATCAAAGGTGATAGTAGATAAAAAAGCTGATGATAAACAAAAGGCTCTAGAGCTTATAAAATATCATACTGCCACTGGAATTGAAAAAGAAGCTTTAAGAAAAAAGTTATTTTCTAATGATAGTGGAGTACAGTATCCAGATGTGAGTAAAATGTCGCCAGAGGAAATACAAGAATATCCATGGAAAAGACAACACTGGAGACAAAAGGCGAAAGAAGAAGGATTACCAGATCCTTTTGATTATGGGGAATCTACTGATCATGACAAAAAGAAAGGTTTTTCACAATGGATGAAGAAACGATTGAAAAAAGACTCTTAGAAAATGAATTCCTTGCTTTAAAACTTGGGATTAAAGTCGAAAAAGATATATCGACTGAATCTAAGAACTTTAAGTTTAGCGTAAAAGATAAAATTTATAAGATTCGTGGTCGAACATGTAATATTTTAGAAACAATTTTATTTGATGTGCAAAACGGCACTGGAAATTGGGTCAAAGATGTTGCTAATGAACTAGGAATTGAAGAATGTCTACTTGGAAAAATAAAGGTAAAGTCATGAAATATTTAATATTTGTCCTTACTTTGTGTGCTTTTGGTTGTAGAGTAACACAAGAGTCGAAGTGGGAAAGTTCTGTTCAATCTAATACAAGGATTTGGACAGATAGACCTCAAGCTGTTGAATACATTGATTTGACAGCAACATTAAAAAGAAACTGGTAACATAAGGAGAATGTCTTGTCTTTTTTAAAAATTTATAATGGTGAAGAAGAAACTATTGTTTCAAACGAAGTGTTGAATGCTTCCAGCAATGTTTCAACCGAAGTTTTTAATATTCCAAACAACAATTCAAACAAAATGGTTGGAACTTTTAAAAATGTAATCGATACTTCTAAAGAAATTGATCGTAGCCAGAGCAAGGTAAACAATGCTCTTGTCGATTTTGTTGGAGAGCATGTGATTTTAGAGCCATTCGTAAAAAATGAATGTGAATATGAAATACAACAAGTTGTAGAAAATGAATATGAGACGCAACAAGTTGTAGAAAATGAATCATGCCTTAAAAAAGACATTGAAGAATTCTTTGAGTGGAGTGTTAAAAATCAACAAGAAAAAAAAGATAATGGTTTAATGAAAAAAATCACATCCTTTTTTTCTCGTGTAGTTTAAAGCTTATTGAATACTAGGCTGCTGTAATCACTTCCACCAGTTTTAAGAATATAGCCTTTATCTGGTAAGGTTCCAGCCATATCTTCTTCTGCTTTTCCTGTTAGTTCAAAAAAGCGATTTATTTCTCTTCTGACACTTTCAGAAACTTTTTTAGCTGCTTCATCTGCATCCATGGTTTCGCCCATGAAATCGGCAAACATTTTGTCTATATTGAGTCCATAAGCTTTTCCGAAAGGTTGTGTTTCTTCTGCGTTTTGAATGCGGAATGCCATAATTTTTCCTCTTGGATATATTCTTATTCCTTCAAATGAAAAATTCTCATTTGGTGCTTTGACAAACAAATAAGGATCTCCATCATTAAACAATTCTTTAACTTCTAACTTTTGACTGCCAGATGTTAAAATTTTAGATATCAAGCTTAGATGTTCTCTATCTTCTCTCTCTTTGTGATTTATAAATTCATTGAATAACAACATATAAACTCCATAATTTGGTTAGCAAACACGCAAGAGACATTCGCTTGCACTAGGAACACATCTCATTAAGACTCTTAGGTCGCTTGGATTTCCGTTATATGGAATTTCTTGCCACAACAACCCAGTAAATGAAGATGATGCTTCTTTTAGTATCTGTTGCGATGCTGTCAGGTACAAAATGCCATCAATTCTTTCCATAAAATCATTTTCTTCTATAACAGGCTTTCCATCTTTGTCTAATGATCCTGTATTCTTCAAATAGACAACTTTCATATCAACTGCTGGAAGAATCTTGCCATCATCATCAATCATGGCTTCTGAATTTTGAGAAAGTATGGTTTTGACCAAGAGCTTTCCTTCGGTATAAGCATTTCGAAGCGATGTGCCTAAATCCCAACCAATGGAATTTATAGTTCCATCTTTAGAAACAACATGAATTATAAATGCTCTTTTCTTAAATGTATTGCCAATACTTTCCATGACAATTCTTCTTCTTAGAACATCTCTTTCTTCTGGACTACCTTCTTCGAGTCTCTTAATTTCTGGTTCGGATAAGTACTTTTCTGGATCTTCTTCTTTTAAGCACCATTTTCCAATTTCAACTCTTCCCCATTTGTCATTGAATCTTGTTGAAATTCTAATGGAATAATCTTTTTCGTTGTAGATAAGGTCTTCTGTATTTGCTCCGCTTCCAACTTGAACCGCACCAATCAGCGATGATACAAATTTTCTATGCATATCACCTTTAGCACCAAGTAAGCCTTTTATTTTTATAAACACATTATTTAATTCTGGCATTGTTTGCAATGTAGAATTAATGTGAGCAGCCAATGAACTTGCTGGACTATTCTGATCTAATTCTCCCTTGGTTAATTTTCTGATTTCTTTAGCAGCCTTATCAATGTTTGCATTTTGTCTTAAAAATAAAATTTGAAGATTGTCTTCAACGAATTTACGAGGATAAGGTTCAAGATCACGATCACGAATTTGATGAATCAGATCAATTAGCTTGTTGACATCATTTTTAGTTGATTCTCTGAAGAATGTATCTTGCCATTCTTCAAATGCCATATCTTTTTCTTCTTTTGGCATATCGGGAGATTGGGGATCTTGCGATACATCTGGAATTTCCGTATCTTTTTCAATTCCTTTTCCTTGAGTTGGGGAATCTTTATCCACATTAACATTATTTGGTGGAGGAGCATTAGGATCTGGAGCGTTGTTTGTAGTTGGTTGCTCTTGGGCAGGTGGAACTCCCAATCCTACTTGTGGAGGGCCACCTGATGGATTAACATTTGGATCACCAACTTCATTCAACCACTCTTCAATTGCGATATTATACATTTTGTTCCTTTTTATTCTTCGCCTTATTTACAGCCTCAATCAATGCTCTACGGGAACCAGTTTCACTAATGTTAATTGTGTTGTTTTGATTGGCTGCTAAGTATTTAGGGAATGTGTCCTTATCTTTTAACTTTACTCTTGTCATTAAATCTGCAACTTTTGACATTTTATCTGTCATATCTGATTTTATTTTAACAAGATTTACAAGTGCCTCCTTGCTTGAGCTTGTTGCATCTCCCTCATTGATAACCATTTCTGCCATAGTGTCTATAAATCCAGCAACCTGTTGTCTATCTTCTCTGATACATCCTAAAATTTCAGAGTATATATCAACAAGTTGGTCATCAGAAACAATATTACTTGGTTCCATTTCAGGAAATTGATTACCGACACTTACATTCATTTTTGGCATAAGGTGTTGAAGATTTTGTTCTTCAATAATGTCAATTGTAGATAATTCTTCCATTTTTTCAATTTCTTCTGTAATGTCTTTGGTCATCATATAATATATAGTTTATCCATGGAAGAAATGAACTAATATGACACAACAAAAACAAAATTCGAGAGAGATTGAATATTTTCAAATCCAAATAACTGAATCATTACAGAAATGTATTGAAATAACAACAAGACTTGATGAAAGAATACAGGTTTTATTTGATGACAACAGTGAATTTGCTTCAGATATTAAGGAAATGAAAAATAAACTACATGAACTTGATATAAAAACTTCTAATTTGGAACTTAAAATGGAAAGCCATTCTTCTAAAATAGAAAGCCATTCTGATAAGTGGTCAAAGCTATTAGATTGGACTTTTAAAATAGTATTGACAGCAATTTCAACATTTGCAGCATATAAACTTGGACTAAATTAAAAAAATTAGAGATAGAACAGTAAATATTATGATAAACTTTTTTGGGGTAAATGATGAAAAATAAATTTGCTAATTATATTGCGTATAGAGAACAGAATGAAGACAAGCCAAATAACAATGTATTGTCTAAAATAAAACTTAAAAAGAATGATGGGTCTAATGACTTTTTACCATTCTCGGTATCAAAGTCATCAAGGCCAAATCTTAGGATTTTGCTTAAGGCTTTTGATATAAGCGATCAAGTTTCTCTAGGCTATACAACTATTGAAAAAAATAAAGGTGAAGTAGAGCCAACTCTTAAAAAGAAAGTTATTTATCTTACTGGTGGTGCCGTAAGAGACCACTTGAAAAATAAAACTCCAAAAAACTACAATCTCGTTACCAATGCCACGGCTAGTGAAATTAAATTAATATTAAAACACCCAGATAATAGATTTATTGAAATAGCACCACAAAAACCAGAAAAAGCATCACTTGAAAAGTACAACCGATTACCAGAAGCATCTGAAAAAAATAAAATGTTTTACGCTTCGAGATGGGATAAAGGCGGAAAAGAAATTGAATTCACAATTGTAATCAATGATGAAAAGTTTAATTTGGCAACTATGAGCAAGGCATCTAAAAGCGGAATGGTAGAACCAGAATCAGCAGATATTACCGATTCTATTGAAGATGATGCTCACAATAGAGACTTTACAATTAACTCTCTTTACTTGCCTTTGAATAACTCAGATGGAGATAATACAGACTTAATTGATATGTATGGTGGCGCACATCACCTTAAAAACAATCAGATTGTTAGCGTAAATGATGATTTCGAATCCAGAGTAGCCGAAGATCCAAGTACTGCACTTCGATACATTCGAATGATATCAAAATTTGGAGATGCCGATAACCCTCCAAAAAAATATATAACTATCATCAAGAAAAATGATAAATTATTTGATCTTCCAAAAGATGTTTTGAAAAAAGAATTTTTATCTAATCTTGAAGATCCAGATATCGATACAAGAAAGTATTTAAAGTTACTTGATGGTCTTGGTATTCTACATCACATTCATCCAGCTTCAAATTTAGATGATATGCCACCAAATCTAGTTGGTGATCGTTGGTTAACTCCAGCTTGGTTAGCAAAAGGTGAAGATGCAGAAAGCCTTAAAGATATGCTTATAGATCATGGTTGGAGTAAACAAGAAGCTTCTGATATTTCACATCTTGTTAAAATGCATCAATGGGCAAAAAATAAATATGATCCTAATATGTTTTATGATTTAAAGAATCACAAGCATGGTATGACATCAAATAAGGTTAAAGAATGGATGAAGATGAGCAATTTCAAAGATCCTCAAGTTGCTGCTTTCTTTATGCATGATGATTCTGATTTAAAACCATATGTTGATACCAGTATGGGTAAAAAGATCAATCCAGAATATATAAATTCTCTTGGTCGAACTCCTCAAGGCGATGATTTTGAAAAAACAAAAAGACATTTATCAACAAAAAGATTTATGGATAGCTTCTAAAAAAGAACAATTATTATTATAATAATTACATGAATCCTTACGCAATAGTAAAAGACTTTGAAGATAAAATGGCAGAATTTGTGGGAAGTCCATTTGCAATTGCGGTGGATAGTTGCACAAATGCCTTGTTTCTTTGTTGTTACTATTTAAAAGTAAAAGAAGTTACAATACCATCAAAAACATATGTATCAGTTCCATGCTCTATAATTCATGCTGGTGGTCGTTTAGCATTTGAAGATTTAGAATGGGAAGGATCATATCAACTTAAACCATATCCAATTTATGATTCTGCGTGTAAACTATCTAAAAATATGTACACTCCAAATTCTTTTCATTGCATATCATTCAGTGCGAATAAAATTCTCAATATAGGAAAAGGCGGAATGATTTTTACTGATGATGAAAAAGCAGTTAAGTGGTTTAAAAAGGCAAGATATGAAGGCAGAGAAGAATGCCCTCTCGTACAACAGGAAGTCTTTGATTTTGTTGGTTGGAATATGTACATGACACCAGAACAAGCAGCAAGAGGATTGGTTTTATCATCTTATTTAAAAGACAATAATATTAGAAGGCCCACATACCCAGACCTATCCAAAAAATTCTTACCAAGAGGTTAAAATAAAAATAGCAATAATGCAGCCATATTTTTTTCCTTATGGCGGTTATTATCAACTAATATCCGAAGTTGATGTATTTGTTTTTTTAGACGATGTTCAATACATTAGAAGAGGCTGGATGAATAGAAATAAAATAAATTATTCATCTCCATTTTACATCACCATCCCAGTAAAAAAATGCTCAAGACAGACGCTTGTAAAAGATGTTGAAACAATTAAGGGATGGTCACATTTACACCTTGATTCTTTTATTCATGTGTATGGAAAAAAGGTTATGTCTAATTCGATTTATGAATATTATAAAAATTTTGAAAATTACGATTTATTATCTCCAATGCTTTGTGATTCTATTATCTGGATGTCAAAATATTTAAAATTGAAAACTAGATTTGAATATTCAAGCAATTTTCCATCTGATAATAGAGGACAAGAAAGAATTATTGATATCTGTAAGAAAATGTCTGCTACTACATATTATAATCTTCCAAATGGAAAGTATATTTATTCCAATGAAGAATTTGATAAAAATAATGTAATGTTAAAGTTTATAAATACTGAACACCATAAACATATATCTATTTTGGAAAGTTGTTTCAATGAACATCCAATTAATTTATGATTCTCCACATGGAAAAACAAAATTTGTTTCTTCTAAATTCAATTGCGAATGTGTTTCTGCTAAGGATGCAGTAATATGGGCAGATATTGTATTGTTTTTATGTCCAACTTATGGAGATGAAGAATTGCCACATGAAATGGAAGATTTCTTGTTATCTTTAAAAATAATAAATAAGTCATATGTAGTTTGTGAACTTGGAAATTATTATGGATATGATGATTTTACATTTGGTGCAAAAAAAATCATTGAAGGGCATCTTAATTCACTTGGATGGGATAAATTTTATAATGGACTCTCTCTAGATTCATTGCCAAAAATTGATTGGGATTGTTTTTTTAAATGGAAGAAAGGATTAGATCATGCTTTGCAAAATAGATGCAAATAAAGATGTAAAAACTGCTGGCAATTTGATTAAATCTTCATTGTCTAAACCTTTTGTCAAAGTTGTTCATGTAGTCAATGGATTGGAGTCTCATGATTTTTGGATAGAGTGTGCTAAATTAGTTGGTAAATTTGCACCTATGGAAGAAGATTCTTTTGGCGATAAAACTGGTGATTTTTTTACAGATATAAAATACCCTTGGAAGGAACAAAGTTGCAGCTTTAGTCACAGCAACACAAGACAACCACTTCATACAGATGGATCATATGAATCTAATGCTCCGCAAATAACATTTTTTTGTTGCAAAGAAAGTCCAAAATATGGAGGAAGTACTATATTTATTGATTTGAAAAATTTAAAATCTTATTTACTTGAATATTCTCCATCTCTTTTTTACAAATTAGAAAACGAAGTTGTTACTCACAGCAAGGGGAAAGATAAAAAAACAAGAAAAATACTAGATGAATCGACAATTAATTGGAATTTTTTCAGATGCGAAGAATGTCAATTGAGAGATGAATTTAATGATTTTCTTGAAAACTATATCATCGGTGGCAATTTGTTTGAATCTGTTAATTTGAAAATTGGAGATGCTTTGTTTTTTAAAGATGAAGAAATACTACATGGTAGAAATTCTTTTATAGGAAACAGATGGCTCATCAAAGGTGGATTGTATGTTTGATTTAGATGTAGTTTCGCAAATATTAAAAATAATCCCAGATGCAACATTTGAATTCCAACAAGAAAAATGTATAGTCGCAAAGATTACAAATAAATCTAATTTGTTTTTTGGATGCATGAGAAATTTATCCGATAGTGATAAAATTAAAGTTCTAAAACTTATATCATGCCTTAAAAACATTAAACATCTCGATTTAAGAAAAAACAGACTAAATAAAATTATAGATTTAGATATACCAGAATTAGAACATCTTGATTTAGCATCAAATTATTTAGAATCTGTTCCCCTTTGGATTAAAAAAAATAATTTGAAGTTTTTAAATTTAGGAGTCAATAATTTAATCAATATTCCAGATTGGATGTCCAACTTTAAAGAATTGCAAGTTTTAAAGATTCATAAAAATAAATTAAGAAATATAGATTCAATTTGCTCATTATCCAAATTAGAATTTTTAAACCTGTATCTAAACAATATAAAAACAATACCATCTTTCTTATGGAATTTTAAAAACATGAAGTTTTTTTCATGGGGATTATCATCAATAAATTGTATTTCTGAAGAAATAAAAAATTGGGAAAATCTCGAATGGCTTTCATTGGTGGCCAATAAAATATCTTATTTACCTGATACAATCTGTAATTTAAAAAAATTAAAAGGACTAAGATTAAACAAGAATAAACTTAATTTTTTACCAACCGACTTTGGAAAACTCATCAATTTAAAAGAATTATCTCTTTATAAAAACAATTTAAAGATTCTTCCCGATTCATTCGACAAACTCAAATTAGAAAAACTTAATATTGCTTACAATTCTTTTTCAACAATTCCTAATGTAAAAGCATCTTGGCTTTGTGTTTCTGAAAAAGATTTTTTTTGGGAAAAATAATCTTGAATAATTTCCTTTGTAGGAAAGTTCGGGTTTGAATCGCCATCTTTTCTTTTTTCTATTCTATGCCTTGGGAATTTTCTTTCAATAAAAGTCTTTTCTTTACAATCATCGTACCTAAAATGTGCAGAAATTCTAATCTTATCCGTTATGTTATTGCCAGACCTATGTACAGTAAAAACATTGAAAAACAAAGCATCTCCAACGCCTATTGGGAATGATTCAAATGTTCCTGTAAAGTCTTCTATGAAAGGAACTCCATTGTCTAAATGTGCAATTTTTCCTAGCAAATGGGATTTTGGGCAAATCTCTAATGCTCCCATTTCATTTGTAACATCTATTAATGGTATCCAACAAGTAATTCCGTTTAGGCTTCCCTGCATACTAGGCCAATCTTGATGTGCTGGAACCTTCCAATAGTTTTCATTTTTTGATGTATTTTTAGAACTGAATGAAAGTAAAGGTCTTGTGTTTATTACTGGTAAATTTAAACCTAATGAATTTAAAATTTCAATAATCTTTGGAGAAGATGCCAAAGAAAATAATGAAGGAAGATATTGACATGAATTTGCACATCCAACAAATCCATCAAAATCCTTTGCGAAAACATTTTTGATATGATCGTTTAAATGCAAATTGCTAGGTTCGTATATCTGGAAAATTTGCTTTATATCGTTTAATATTTTACATATGTCTTCTTTGTTGAAAGCATTCCTTATCAATACAAAACCATCTTCTTTTATACCCATTTTGCTAATCCTATTCCGGTTTCACCATAGTTATTGCCATTGTAATACATATACCTTTGTTTTTCTACTTCAAATACAGTTGGGTAACACATCATTTCTGAATCCCAAAGACTTTCTCCATAAGAAACAAATTTTTCCTCAATAATTTTATCACTATGAATTAAATAAATTTTATAATTAGTATTTATTCCCTTGATAGAAGACCAAATACAATCATTAAAAACACATGGTCTTGATATGGCTTTATTTTTAAGAAAAAAAACATCTTCTTTTACATCCCATGACTTTCCATCAAGCGATATAGCTTTCGACAAATGATAAGTTGCAAAGTTTTTTTTCCAACCATTACCATTGCAAAAAATCATTTCAAAACATTTTTTATTTTTATAAACATATGGAGAATTAACTAAAAATGGAGTTTTTAATGTTCGATCTAATATAGGACCGCTACTTGTCCTCTTTATTTTTTTCAAATCATCAATAAATATCATGCCTATTCCATGTCCATATGGAACATTACCTTTGCATGTATTCCAACCAGTATAATAAAGACAATCTTGTCCATCAATTTCAAAAACACAAGATGGCATTACTCCACAATCATCAAAACAACCATTTTCCCCATAACTTAAAATTGGATTTTTGTTTTCGTATATTACTTTTGATGGATTTTCTAAATCAGATTCAAAATAATTTATATGACTTATATTTTTATATCTATGAGAATAAAAAACTCTAATTTTATTTTTTACAATTTGAACTGTAGGCAGTTGTGCCTTTTTTCTAAATATATTTCCTAATTTAATCCACATATTATGAAAAGAGAAATGAAATAATTAAATTCAAATAAATGGAACCTTTATTTTTGTTTTTTTTGCAATAATAAAATGTTTAAAAACTACATTTTTATATTCATATTCATATTTTTTTGTCAAAATTTCTGGATACATATCATAAAAATTATATCTTAATGGTAAATCAGTTGTTGGTATGTTAAGTTGTTTAAGAGTTATTGAAAGTGCCATTTGCCCAGCGTGAAAATGAGGGTAAAAATTATTTATTTTTTTTACATTTTCAGTTAGTGGTACTTTTATCTTTTCCATAAATTTACTTGGAATTGCTAAAACTCCATAATTGTAATATATTGGAATATTTTTTTCTAGAAAACTTTTTCTCGATTCATGATATTCGACACCGCATTTTTCAAAAATTAATTTAAATTGATCACATTGATTTTCATCAAATGGAGCATCTAAAGCCAAAACCCCACATACTGTTTGAGTAGAATGACACAATTGTATCAATGGACTAATATCTCTACATGCAAAAATATCATTGTCTAAAAACAAACAAACTTCAGATTTTGGTGTGACGAACCATCTTGTTGTTGGATGGTCTTTATAATTTGCTTTATCTAAAATTACTTCGCTATTTTTAAAAATATTTTTATCAAAATTGTTAAATGAATCCATAGAATTTAGAATTATAGTTGAAAAAAAATTAGTTTTTCCAAACATTTCGAGTGCATGTAGGCTACATTTCAATAGATAGATTTTATCAAAACTAGAAATTTGCAAAATGTGAGGCTTAATAGTCATGTTGTATTTAAACAATAAAAATAAATATTTTAAATTTTGCCTCGATTTATATGTCATTAGAGACAAAAACTGTTTTGGGCATTGTTGCTCTGATGGAAAAAATCTCATTCCTAAAATAAAAATAGCCAAAGAAGCTGGTTATTCTGGCGTTGAACTTTGGCATAAAGATATAATAAAATTCATATCCGATGTTGGCCCAATAGAACAATTAAAAGAAGAAATTGAAAAATTAGAATTAGTAATACCTTCGTATAAAGTTATGGAAGAATGGGATGATTACGAAACATTAAAGTTGGCATCTATTTTAGGTGCAAAAAGTTGTGTTGTTAAATTAGTAAATGATACTTTTAATGGAGAAAAACCCTCGTTGCAAGAAATGAAAAAAAGATACGAACATCTTCTTTTCAAAGCAGAACCATATAATATCAAACCATCTTTAGAATTCATGTCTTTAGCAAAATGCTACAACAACATAAATGACGCTATTGATGTTATTGAATCTGTAAATCACTCTCAAAAATCTATCGTGCTTGATACATGGCACCTTTGGAGAAATGACGATAAAGATTTTAGCAATTGTCCCTTCGAAAGAATCAATCCAAAAAACATAAGCGTTGTTCACTACACAGATACTTGTAAAATAACACCAAGAAATCAACAAAAAGACGGTGACAGAAAAATGCCAAACGAAGGCATCTTAAATTTAAAAGAATTCTCTAATAAACTAATAAAAATAGGCTATAATGGGTGGCTATCTCTTAATGTTTACGACAAATCATTATGGAATGAAAACGCACTTAAAGTTGCATCAAAAGGATTGTTCGCCATGAAAAAAACTTGTCAACATAGTATTCTATCAAATTTATCAGATAGCAACAATTGGATCGACAAACAAAAGTTAAGGTGCGATGGATTGTGGGTAAATAGTTATTGGAGTCATTTAGACCCAAGAATTGAAACATCGAATAGAGAAGAAAAACTTTTAGAAATTTTAAGAGAAAAAATAGAAAAAAAAATAGTTTTAGATTTCAAATGTGGTTTTTCTCCTTTAGCTGATTATGTCACATATGGATTCGATGCTTTTCAAGGATGTGTAGATTATCTAAAAGATAAATATAAAAATAAATTTTGGTATTGTAAATCTGATTTAGATTTCTCTAATTATTTTGATGAAAAAATCGATGTGCTTTTACACATTGGGTTAGGAGATTCTATGACTGAAATAAATTCACATATTTTAACAAGAAAAAAATGCAAACCAGAGCTTGTAATTATAGAAGCAGCAGCCAATGACAAAAACGAAGTCGATGAATCTAAAGTTGGAAATAAAAAAAATTGGGAAATTCTTAAAAATGGACTTGTTGGAGAGACCCACATAATACAAACCAACATGAAAGAAAGATCAAAAAGAATTTTATTTGTTGGCAAGAACAATGATAAAATGTAAAAAAAACGCTTTAATTACTGGTGCTGGATCTGAGATCGCCAAATCAATAGTTGAAAATTTTAAAAAAAATTTCAACTTCATTAGACATAAACAAAATCATGTTAATGGATTTTTGTTTGGTGATCTATCTGATCAAAAAGTAACAGAAAAAGTATTCGAGAATATAAAAAATTTAGATTTGTTAGTTTGTTGTGCGGGAGGCGTTAAAGGAATTGTAAAAAAACCAAATCCAGATGATTGTATATTTATCGAATTAGAAGAATCTCATGCGATATTTAATCGAAACTTTTTTTCAACATTTTTGACATGCAAATATGTAATTGATAAAATGAATTTAAATTCAAATATTATCATAATAGGAAGTGCCGTTGTTTCAAAACCAAGAAAAAACGCAGAAGTTGGTATGTACGCATGTGCAAAAGCTGCTGTTCATGAATACACTATACACCTAGCCAAACAATTAGAAAATAAAATTAAAGTCAATTGCTTGGCTACTGATGGCCACGAAACAAATAAGATAATCGATTCCATAAACATGATTTTAAAAAGTAACACTACTGGGAAAATATTAAGATTAGAGAAATAGTTTTTGTTTTAAAAGATCAGTGATATATTCGTGCTTGAATTTAAAATATTCTATAACCATTTTTTTACAATTATTTTCGTTCACAATGATTAAATTTTTTGGATAAAATGGAGAAGTTTTATTTTTTATGTCAAAGTATAAATTTTCATGCAATAAACTTTCATTGTAGACAACTATTGTTGGAATTCCCAACGCACCTGCCAGATGAACCATAGAAGTGGCAGTACATATTACTAATTTTGATTTTTTCAAAATCATAGCAGTATCGTACCAATCCTTAATTTCATTTTTACAATTATTGGCCCAAGACAAATCTGGTTCATCTATTTGTAAATTGTACATAGAATATAGCTTTGATAAATCTTTAATTATTTCTGGGTCATATTCTCTTCTGCTATGTACTTTTATGACATTTCCTTTGTAACAAAAAGATATATCATTTTGTTTTTCTGTATTATCTCTCAATTCCAAAAAAGGAATCGTAATATACTTATTTTGAAATTTTTTATATAAATCATCATTAGTAACATAAAAAGAACAATCGTGATTATATTCATTGCCATCTTTTATGACGACATTTTTAAATAATTTAGAATTTTTTGCCAATTCTACTAATGATGGTCGTGCCTCTAAAGTCCATTCGACATTTTTGTAAAATTGTAAATATCTAAGCATATTAAAAAAATCACCATATCCAGCCATGTCACACAATAAAACTTTAACTTTCCTATCAATCAAATCAAACTTTGGAATTTTAAAATTTCTTTTCGGTCTAATTACTAAATATCTCAAGTCATCTACAACAAAATTTTCAATAAAATAAGGAATAAAAAACAATGGTGTGCTTTTTTTAAAATCGATGCCTTCAGGAACAACCAATACGATCTTGGATGGTTCGTAGATATTTTTCATAATATCAAAATCAAAATCTTCAATTCTATTTAATGTAAATATTTTTAATTCTTTTTTATCTTTTATTTTGTAACAATTAAATGTCACATCAAAATTTCCAGTCAAAGGAACATTGTTGCATTTCATTTTTTTTATTATTTCAATTGATTTTTTGCAAATTAAATTTTTATTAAACATACAAAATTATATACACGCACATATGTCTTTTACCAAAAACATTATTGTCTCTTGTAGGTTTGGCTGTTTAATAAAAATAATTTATTAAATATATAACTTTGATTTAGAAAAATCATAATTAAAAAAACTCAAATCTTTTTCATAAATCTTTTCCACCATGGATTTGGTAGTGGTGTTGTAATACAAAGAATAGTGATAATGATTAGTTTTATTTTTAAGAATAATATTTTTATTAATGTTGAATTTTTTTTTTAAAGTAGAAATGTCATTTTTAAAATTTTCAAATCGTCCCAAGAAATCAACAGAAATTTTATTATCAATACAAACAAATTCAAATTGACTATAAAAATGAGATTCATCAGAAGATTTATTTATATCGAAACTCAATTTGTATTCGTAAAAACAATTAACAAAATCCTCAAATGAATATTTTTTCATTTTAAGTCGTTCGAACACCCAATTATGTTTTAATTCATATCGATAAAAAAACTCCGAAACAAGTCTATCAAAAGGATTTCTTACAAATGAAAATTTAAAAAAATTAGAAATATCTATTTTCGATTGCATGTTTTTAATTGTACAATGAGAAAAATCATGTCCATTATTATTTCCAAAATAATGATGATTATCAAGTTCGAATTCAAACAAATCTTCAATCGACTGACCAGCAGTTTTTGGGATGTGAATAAATGCGATTTTTCTATCAAAGCATACTGGCATTAAACCGCCATTTAAATAATTTTATTTTTTATAAATACATATCTATTAATGTTATGTCTTCCAATTTTTGTTTCAAAATCATCAAAATGCAAAATAGTAAATCCAAAATTTGTTAAAAAAGAAACTAATCCATAATGTGTGAAATAAAAAAAATGCTCATTTGGTTTAAAATGTTTATCTTTTTTAAGATTTAAAAAGTTTTCAAAAATAGGAATAGAAATTATCAAAGTATCATTTTTTTTAATTTTACACAAAATTTCTTGAGGATCTTTGAAAT